AACTGAATGACTGGGTCATTGGTGGTGGCTTTAATGGAGTTTGCACTGAGTCAGACTACGAAGCATTTGACGCCTCCCAAGATCAATACATAATGGCCTTTGAATTAAAGCTGATGGAATATCTGGGCTTACCACGGGACCTCATTGCCGATTACAAGTATATCAAGACCCACCTTGGCTCCAAGCTTGGCAACTTCGCGATAATGAGGTTCTCTGGAGAAGCGAGCACCTTCTTATTTAATACAATGGCAAATATGCTGTTCACGTTCATGAGGTATGACATCAATGGGAGTGAGCATATATGCTTTGCGGGAGATGATATGTGCGCCTCCAAGCGTTTGAGAGTGAGTAATGAGTACGAGGACTTCCTGTGCAAGCTCAAGTTGAAGGCTAAGGTGGACTTCACTAGAACCCCAACCTTCTGTGGCTGGAACTTGACACCCTTTGGAATCTTCAAGAAACCGCAGTTGGTGTACGAACGGATGTGTGTTGCTCGTGAGACTAACAATCTGGCGCAGTGCATTGACAATTACGCCATTGAGGTCTCGTTTGCTTACAAACTTGGCGAGCAAGCTGTGAACCGGATGAGCGAAATCGAGCTGAACAATCACTACCAATGCGTTCGCACCATAATCCAGAATAAGCACCTCATGAAATCGTCAATTGTGGATGTGTTCAGAAACCAGGATGTGTGGCTTGCTGAGTAGTGCGTATTTGAATAAGGGGTTTTTAGTTTGTAGCTTAAGTTTTAGCTATGTCTTTGAATATGTATGGATTGTCTTATTAATTTAGCTTTAGGTAGTGACTTTGAGCGAGTTAGTGTAAACCATAACGGTGTGCTTGTGTTTAATTGCGTTCCAGGAGCAGGGAAGAGCACTTTGATCCGAAAGGCACTTCGCAAAGATTCTAGATTTGTCGCTTTCACCTTTGGCAAGGCAGACCCTGTGGGGCAGCGTGGGCGCGGTATCTTGCCCGCTGCTCTTTTTGACTCTGAGGCGACGCGTGGAAAATTAGTGCTAGTCGACGAATACACCGAAGGTGATTGGCGAGCTCTAGGCGCTTGCGCGATTTTTGGCGATCCTCAGCAAGCTAGCGTTAATCGATTGTGGCCAGAACCGAATTTCGTCTGCCTCCTGTCAAAGCGTTTTGGTGCGCAGACTGCCGCGCTGTTGCGGAATCTAGGGCACGAGGTGTATTCTGAAAAGGAGGATTTTGTCGAGTGGAGCGGGGTGTTCCAGGGTGAGCCGCGCGGCCTTGTGCTGGCTTACGAGCCTGAGGTCATTGAATTGATAGAAGACCACCATCTTGACTATCGGCACCCAAATTGCTGCAGAGGGATAACCGTTGAACACGTGACCTTTATCACCTCGCTCGACCATTTTGACGTGAATAGACCGGATCTCCAGTACCTTTGCTTGACTAGGCATTCCAAGAGTTTATTGATACTCTCCCCGAATGCCACTCTCGGCACCGCCTAACCGCACGAATTTGTATCTAGCTATCGCAATCGCGGTTTGCGTCGTTGGCTCGCTCTATACATTAACCCGCAGCTCGTTACCGCACGTTGGGGATAACATCCATTCATTGCCTCACGGTGGGCGTTACCGAGACGGCACTAAGCAGGTGGATTACTGTAGCCCAGGTCGCCGATTCCCGAGTAGCAACTTGCTAGCTCAGCGCAGTAACGTCTGGGTGCTGGCCCTAATCATCGCTTTAATTGCTGGAATTTGGTGTACCACGCCGCGCTCCCATTCTCACACATGCAGTGGGTGCTCACGCACAGCTTAATTTGTGTACTTGCGGCCTGCATTGCTTTCTTCGTGGGACTCGCTTTGCGGCCGACTGAGCCCTGTTCCGTAGTCATAACTGGGGAGTCCGTAACTATACGGGCCTGCATCTTTAGTGAGGAGTTTACTAGTTACGCTAAGGCGCTGCACGTAGCGCACCACCCGGGCTTTTGATTGTGCCTTAAGTTGTAAGCTTTGCGTTGAACATTTACATCGGAGATTTGAATCGAGAGTTTCGCATGGCTAATGAACAGAATCCAAGAGTGCCTGCAGCCGACCCTCCAGTGATTGTGCCTAATGAGCGTCGGCAAGAAGAACAGCTCCCAAATGTACCGAAAACCAGAGTGCAAAACCCCAGGAATTCTGAGGCTTTCGTGAACCCGACCGATACTGACCTGGACAAGCGATTGGAGAAATTAAAAGAGTTTCTACTGAAAGACCTCGGGTCGAAGCACTACACCAACGTCGGGGTGGAGATCGGTAGGCCGAAATTGGAGATGATGGAGATGATGCGACCCGACACTTCCAACATCTTTACCAGACCTTCCGTTGACTTACTCCTGGAGAAGGGTTGGCGCCCAGAGTCACTAAGTGTCGCTACTGGGGAGGAGCTCACACAGATTGCTGCGAAATTGCAAGCACTAGGGGTGCCCCCTGAAAGCATTGCAGTCGTTATGTGGGATATCTCTATGTACTGCGCATCAGCTAGCTCATCTCAGAGCTTGGACCCTAAGGGTGTGATTGAATTTCCAAGTGGGGCAATCACGAGGGACGCTGTCGTCGCGACCATAAGAGAATACAGCACGCTACGCAGGGTCTGCAGGGCTTACGCGCCCGTCGTTTGGAATTATATGTGCGCTACTGAGCAACCTCCGGCTAATTGGCA